GCTGAATTATTATCTAAAATAGAAGTAAAACAATTATATTTAAATATTCAATTAGGAAAACAGAAATTAGATTTTAATTTAAAATCATTTTCAGATCCTAATGCACAATTCACGTTTGAATCCCCAAATCAATCTATCTATAATCCAGATAACGGTAGATTGGGTTTTAAAATGAAATAGATTGAAACCATATAAAGATACAGAAATAAAGGAAAATTATGTTATAAGAGAATTCTCAGTTGATTTAGATTCTGAAGAATTAAAATGGCATAGAGATTACGAAGATAGAATAGTAGAGTCTATAGGTAAAACAGACTGGAAATTTCAATTAGAAAATGAATTACCGATTACAATAAAAAATAAAGTATTTATTCCTAAAGGTGTTTGGCACAGAGCAATCAAAGGATCAACTAACTTAAAAGTAAAAATAACAAAACTGTGATAAAATTAACCACAATCCTACAAGAGTACACGCCTAATCCGCATGAAGTTCCTCAGATTAGATATGGTAATGAAGTAAGACCACAATATGCAGAACCATCTCTTTCAAAAACAGACATGAATTCTATCGTTGATATGAATAAGTTTGTTTGCAAAGACTGTGGATCTGTAATGGCGCCTTTAGGAGAATGTTATGAGTGTGAAACTCCAGCATATGATAACGAAGTATATGGCAATCCTTCTCAAGATAATGAAGCACAGATGGCTAAAGGAGAACTAAAAAGCATGATTAAAAATGCAGTAGAACTATATAATAGTATTCAACCAAATACAGAATTACCAGGATGGATGTCTGCATATATAACACTATCAAGTGATTATGTTAATAGCGTAAACCAATTTGCACAATCACAAGTTAAACGTAAATAAAATGATAAAATTTAAAGATATACTGAAATTAATAATTGAAGAGGCTGAAATAGGAGCTCCTAAACAAAACGTAGCTTTTGAAGAAGATCCTATGAATTATATTCTAACCAAATATAAGATGTTAACTTCTCATTTAAAAACATTAATGGGAGATCAATTTAAAGAGTATCTTGGAGGAGTATTTATCGTATCTGGAAAGCCTACCACATTTAAAATACTTCTTAAGAATGGTCAATACTTTTACATGGTTTATATGGGTAAAACATATGAAGCAAACGTTTTAGGTAAAAGATACTATCTTATGAATATTGGTGAAATACAAATGGCAACTATGGCTGTATCAAGAATATTAAGATTTGGTAATGTTTCAAAAGCACAAGGGCCAGATAGCGAAGAAGGACCGCGTTCAGAATCAATGCCAACCGAAGAACCAGCAAAAGAAACTCCAGCAGAGGAAGCTTAATACACACTAAGAACAAAGATTTTTAATACTCGAAAAAAAGTCTTATTATCAATTAAATATAGGTTATAACATATCCTATAAATAGATTCGAATATTCGATATATTTATAAACAAAACTTTTATGTCTGAACAAGTTAATAGACAGACTACAATTAAAGATAAAATTCGTGAAGAGTTTATAAAATGTGCCACTGATCCGGTATATTTTATGAAGAAGTACTACATGATTCAGCATCCTCAAAAAGGCAGACAATTATTTGATCTGTATCCTTTTCAAGAGTCAATGATGAAAGTATTTACTGGGGATAAGAATGTAATCATAAATAAATCAAGACAGTTAGGTATATCAACACTAGTATCAGCCTATTCATTATGGCTTATGCTATTCCATAAAGATAAAAATGTTCTGGTAATTGCGACTAAGCAAGAGACCGCCAAGAACATGGTAACCAAAGTTAGATTTGCATACGATAATCTACCTGCCTGGTTAAAAATAGGAACAACTGAAGACAATAGATTAAGTCTTAGACTTACTAATGGATCTCAAATTAAGGCTGTATCAGGAGCAAGTGACTCTGCTCGTTCTGAAGCCGTATCTCTTTTAGCAATGGACGAAGCTGCATTTATAGATAATGCAGAAGAGCTATTCGGTTCTGCTCAACAAACGTTGGCAACCGGTGGTAAGTGTATTGCTTTATCAACTCCAAACGGTGTTGGTAACTGGTTCCATAAAACATATTCTAGAGCACAGAAGAAAGAAAATAGTTTTGTCCCAGTCTCTCTTCCATGGACTGTTCACCCTGATAGAAATCAAGAGTGGAGAGATCAGCAAGACAAAGACCTTGGATTAAGAATGGCCGCACAAGAGTGTGACTGTGACTTTTCAAGTTCTGGTGCTACGGTAATCATTCCGGATATATTAGCTTGGTATGAAGAAAATGTAATACTAGAGCCAATTGAAAGAAGAGGTTTAGATAGATCATTATGGATTTGGGAATATCCTAGTCCAATGAAAACATATCTATTAACAGCTGACGTTGCTCGTGGAGATGGCGGAGACTATTCTGCATTTCATATTATAGACATAGAAACATTGACTCAGGTTGCAGAATTTCAATCTCAATGTGATACAAGAGAGTATGCTAATATAATTATTGCTGCAGCTTCTGAGTATAATAATGCTTTAGTTGCAGTTGAGAATGCTAATATTGGATGGGATGTTTTACAATCATTAATAGAAAGAGGATATAATAATCTTCACTATAGTCATAAATCTGATACCAGTCTAGATGCAGAAAAACATTTAGATAGATTCGATAATTCAAGTACACTAGTTCCAGGATTTACAACATCTACAAAATCAAGACCTCTTATAGTTGAAAGAATGAGAGACTTTGTAGAAACAAAACAAGTTGTAATAAGATCTATTAGATTATTAGAAGAACTAAGAGTATTTATATGGAAAAATAGTAAAGCTCAAGCAATGAGCGGATATAATGATGATCTGGTAATGTCTTTTGCAATTGGCATGTACATGAGAGACTCATCAATAAGATTTAAAAGAAATGCTGAAAGCTTAACATATGCTAGTTTAAATAGTTTTACAAGAACTACTGATAACTCTGCAGTATACAATGCTAGCAGTCATTTAAATAGCAATCCATGGGCAATGGAAGTACAACACAATGCGGGATCTTCTGTTGAAGATTTATCGTGGTTAATAGGATAAAAAAAGAAAAATGGCAGAAGTACAACAGAATTTATTTTCAACACTACGTAGACTTTTTAGTACAGACGTAATTATTCGTAATGATGGCGGTGGCAATATGCTACGCGTTATGGATACTGATAACATACAAGCAAATGGTGTTATTCAGACAAACTCTATAATCGACCGTTTTCATAGAGTTTATACAACATCTACTGCGTATGGTGTTAATTTAAATCTAGCAATGAACTATCAGTCTGCTAGGGTTCAAATCTACGCAGACTATGATGCTATGGATACAGATGCTATTATTGCATCTGCATTAGATATTATAGCAGATGAGTGTACATTAAAGAATGAACAAGGACAAGTATTGACAATTAGATCATCTGATGAAAATATTCAAAGACTATTAGAAAATCTGTTCTACTCTGTATTGAATATTGAATTTAATTTATGGTCTTGGATTAGAAACATGTGTAAATACGGTGATTTTTATCTTAAGATGGAAATTTCTGAAGAATATGGTGTTTATAATGTAATACCATTCTCTGCATTTAATATAGTTCGTCAAGAGGGCTATAATCCTACTAATCCTAATGAAGTAAGATTTAAATTTGATCCTAATGCTGCGTTAGCTTCTACTTCAGGCTATACATCAGCTATGAATAATCAAGATCCTGGTGTATGGTTTGACAACTATGAAATGGCTCACTTTAGATTAATAGGAGACGTTAACTATCTTCCATACGGTAGATCTTATTTAGAACCAGCAAGAAAACTATTTAAACAATACACTCTTATTGAAGATGCGATGCTGATTCATAGAGTTACTCGTGCTCCAGAAAGAAGAACATTCTATGTAAATGTAGGAGCTATTCCTCCAAATGAGGTTGAAAACTATGTACAAAAGATGATTAGTAAGATGAAGAAAACTCCTCTTATCGATCCTCATACTGGTAATTATAACTTAAAATATAATCAACAAAATCTATTAGAAGACTTCTTTATACCAGTTCGTGGTAATGATACTTCTACAAGAATTGATACTGCAAAAGGTTTAGAGTACAACGCTATTGAAGACGTTCAATATTTTAGAGAGAAATTATTTGCTGCGTTAAAGATTCCTAAAGCTTTCATGGGATATGAAAAAGATCTTACTGGTAAAGCAACATTGGCAGCAGAAGATATTAGATTTGCTCGTACTATTGAAAGATTGCAAAGAATAATAGTATCTGAACTTAAAAAAATAGCGCTTGTTCATTTATATGCAAATGGTTATACAGATGAATCTATGGCTAATTTTAGCATTGGTTTAACTAATCCTTCTATTATCTATGATCAAGAAAGGATTGCAATGTTTAAAGAAAAAATAGATCTTGCAAATCAAGCAATAGACGGTCATATTTTACCAAGAGAATACATATGGGAAAACATATTCCACCTATCTCCAGATTCATTTGGAGAACTTGAAGATATGATTGTACAAGACTTAAAAAATAAATTTAGATACGATCAAATTGAAACTGAAGGAAATGATCCTTTAGAATCAGGTGAAGCATTTGGAACTCCTTCTCAAATTGCTGGTTTATATGGAGGAAAGACAGCATTACATGTACCTCCTGGATATAATGAAAATGATCCAACAGAACCAGTTAAATTACCAGGACGTCCAGAAAAATATAAATCTACATTTAGAACAGATGATAGTGCATTTGGAAGAGATGCTATTGGTAGATATGGAATGAAATCTAGTGCAGAAAGAGGTGAAGATTCTTTAAAAAGATCAGAATATAAAGGTGGTCCTTTGAGTTTTGAAAGCACAAAAGCCGTTTATTTTCAGAATAAAGAGAGTCTAGGAAAGATATTTTCAAATAGAAAAATTAATCTTTTTGAAGCAAGTGTTGATGATAATAACTTGTTAGATGAAAGAAACATTAAAGAAGATTTAACCGAATCATAATTAGATATATTTATTAATAGAATCCATTCAAAATATGGCATCAATAAAACATTCAAAATATAGGAATTCAGGAATACTATTTGAGTTATTAGTTAGACAAACTACAGCTGATTTAGTAGCCAATAAAGATTCCAAGGCTGTAAAGATACTTAAAAAGTATTTTTCTAATACCGAATTAGGTAGAGAATATGCTTTATATAATAACATAGTAACTAGTCCTAAACTATCTGAGACAAAAGCAAATATGCTTATTACAACAGTATTAGAACAGTATGCTAAACTTAATAAAGAAGCTATTCAAAAACTTAAATTTAATCTAATTAGAGAAATTAAAGCTAATTATGAAATTAATGAGTTTTTTAAAGCAAAAGTAGATAATTACAAAACATATGCATCTATTTTTAATATATTCGAATCTCAAGCGCAAAAGAATATTGATGCTAAACAAATCTTCTTGAATAAAGTTGTTATATTAGAACATGTAACAAAATCTAAAATTGAAGATATGCAAGCTCCTAAGAGTATAGTGGAAGACTTGATGAAAGAAGATAAAGAGATTAGATTATTAACATATAAAATACTTGTTGAGAAATTTAACGATAAGTATCAAGGTTTATCAGAAAGACAAAAGTATGTTCTTAAAACGTATATTACTAGTGTATCTGATACAACAAAACTCAATTCTTTTGTAAATACACAACTACAAGAAATTAAGACAGATTTACAAAAATTAGCTGCTAAAATCTCAGATCAAGTAATGAAAATTAAACTTGATGAAGTGGTTAAACTAGTTACTCCTATAAAAGAAGGCAGTAGTATAAAAGATGAAACTATTTCTGGATTATTACAGTATATAGATCTTATAGAGGAACTTAAAAAATCACAGAAATGAATTTAGAATCAATGCAATCTATGGTTTATAGACTTCGTGAAGATGAAGATGCTATGAGTACTGGAGAAAATCAAGAGATGCAAGATCTTATTGATAAACTAGTAGATGCTATTATGTCAGGACAAATGACAATAGATCAAGCTAATGCAATGATTGATAGTCCAGTTGATATGGAAGAAATGTCAGTTTCTGGTGGCGGTATGGCTTATAATCCTGGATTAGATGTACCAAAAAAGAAATATGCTGCACCATATGCAGAAGATAAAAAAGATAAAGAGCCAAAATTAGCTGCCGGTAAGATTAAAAAGAATTATGCAGTAGACAAATTTGGTTTTACTCCAGCTCCTTCAATTCCAAATAGACCATCTACTGGCGGAATGCAATACAAAGCTCTTTGGGCAGAAAAGCAAGAAGAACTGAAAGAAGGCTATATGTCATTCAAAAAAGAAGCAATGCTTAGAAATAAATCACAACAATACCATGAAGGTGTTAAGATTGTGAGAAAAAATCTAAAAGACATAGCCAAAATGACAGAGTATTTAAGTAAATTAAAAGAAGAGCTTAATACTGATGGTGAAATCAAAGAAATGAAATCAACATTAAAAGGAATAGATGAGATAATAAATCATATTAAAGAGATTTATTCAAATTGCAAAAAAATAAAATAGTATAAATGGCAGCAAAAACAAGTTTTAGTCAATCAGCTAAAGTTACATTTGGAGTAAAGAAAAAAGGTAAGGCGAAAAAATCATATAATAAGCACGTCAAAAGACCAAAGAAATACAGAGGACAAGGCAGATAATTAAAAACAACTATAAAACAATATAAAAATGACAATAGCAAATCTATTTGCAAAGCATAAAGCTGGAGAAATTTCTAAAGAGAAATTTTTATATGAAGCTCGTAAAGATTCTAATCTACCATGGATTACTAATCTGACTTCATACACTGATGCTATTAGTATTTTAAAAAATAAAGGCGTTATAAAAGAAGCAGTAGTAGAAAATAAAAATACTGATACTTTTGATTTAAACGCATCTACTGGGTTCTTAACTGAACAAAAAGATTTTCATCTTGAAATTGATAGACTAAATCCTATATTAGTAAATAAAGCTATCAATTCTGAGCTAGAAAAACTTGATAAAATAGATGCAGAGTCTTATCAAAATACAGTCAAGAAAGTAGTTAAAAAGCTACAGAAAGATCCACGTGCGTATGATGATGTAGTAGTATCTAATGCTAAAGAAGTAAATAAAGCAGATGAAAAGCTTAAAATGACTCCAATCAAAGACAATAACTATAAAGATGAGCAAAATCAGATGAAAAAAGTTAAAGGCGTTGAAGTTGCAAAAGCTAATGTAAAAGCTACAAAAAAAGAAAATAAAAAAGGAAAACCCAAAGGTGTAAAAGAAATGCAAAGCGTTGCAAAAACTCAAAAAGGTTTAGCGATTATGGAGTCTCTTTTATCATTTGTGTTTAAAAAAAAACTAAATGAGGATGTGCATCATAGTTATGCCGTTGGTCAGCAAATAAAAACTCCTGAAGGTGAAGGTATGCTTGATGGTATTGTTGGTGATACTTTATCTGTAAAATTTGAAAATGGCAATATTAAAGATTATCAACTTAATGCTATAGAGCGTTTTAAAGAAATGGATAAACAACCTGATATCGCTCCAGAAATAGTAAAACACGAACCTGAAGTAACAGAAGCTAAAGATAAAAGAGATGCTATTATTAAAAAAATAATGGAACTTCTTAAAAAGAAAAAGAACATTAAAAAAGAAGCTACTACTGTAAAAACTAATGATCCAAAACACAATAGTGATGTTCTTAATAAAATAAATAAAATACCAGGAAAAGGAAAAGAAGAATTAAAAACAGCTTTTAACAAAGGCGAAACAATAGACATTTAATATGAGCAAACAATTACTTGTAGAATATTCAATATTTAAACCTACGCAATCCTTAAAAGAAGGTGTTCATGGTTCTAATGGAACTATAATGGTTGTTGGTAAATTATCGTCTGCTGATATTCCAAATGCCAATAGAAGAGTCTATCCATTTGATATTTTAATGGAGCAATCTAAAAAATATGCCGATGGTCCTATTAGAGAACGTAGAGCATATGGTGAATTAGACCATCCAGAATCTTCTATAATTAATTTAAAAAATGTAAGTCATAATATTGTAGATATTTGGTGGGAAGGAAAAGATCTTTACGGCAAAGTAGAAATATTACCTACACCATCTGGAGATATTCTAAAAAAACTATTTGAAAATAATTTATCTGTAGGCATATCATCAAGAGCTATGGGATCAGTAACTCAGATAGGAGAAGGTCTAGTTCAAGTAGAAGATGATTTAGACATTATATGTTGGGACTTTGTTTCCACTCCTTCAAACTTTGGAAGCTATATGAGACCAGAAGGAAAAGCAGGACTAAAAGAGTCAATATCTTACGAAAAAGAAGTTGATCGATACGCAAAAGCTCACATAATGATTCGAGATTTAATCTGTTCTCAATCGGGAATTTGTTGCATAAATTAATAAAAAAATAAAAATATACGCTTTTATAGCGTATTTTTTTTGTAAAAAATTGATTTGTAGAAAAATGTATATATTTATGATCAGATGTGCTATTTTCTAATATAGCGCTATATACAAATTTCTAAATATTGCCTCTCTCAAATCTAATAGGCAATTACAATCCAAAAAAACTAATTAAAAAAAGTATGGAAAACATTTACCAACAAGCGGTACTTGATGCTAAAGCTGTACGTGCTAGTGCAATGGCCAATGCAAAAGCTACAATTCAGGAAGCATTCGAACCAAAAATTAAAGCAATGTTGAAAAAACACATTGTAGAATCTGAAGAAGATTTAGATGAAGAATACGGCAGTAAACATGAAATGGCTTATGACGAAGCTAAAGAAATGGAAGAAGCTGAATACATGGATACTTCAAAAATGAACGTTGCAGACGATGGCTCTTCAATGGATGCAGCAATGGATGAAGAAATGTTAGACGAAACTGCACTTGATGAAATCTTAGCAGAACTAGAAGCAATGACTGAAATGGAAGATGAAGAAGAGATGGAAAACGATCTTGAAGACATGGAAATGGAAGAAATGTATGACATGGATGAAACTTTAAATGAAGCAGAAGAGGAAGAAGAAGTTGAAGAAGAAGAATCAGAAGACGAAGAGTCTGAAGAGGAAGAAGAATCAGAAGAAATGGAAGATGAAGAATCTAATGAAGAAACTAAAGTTGTAGACATTACTCTTGGAGATCTTGTTGATGCAATTAAAGCAGCAATGGGTAATCAATCAGCAGAAATGACTGACATGGAAGCTTCTGAAGATGATAGCATTTCACTTGACGAAATCTTAGCTGAATTAGACGAAGAAGAAAAAATGGAAGAAGAGAAAATGAAAGATGCTGATCATTCAATGGAAGAAGCTAAAAAAGAACTTGAAGATGCTAAAAAAGCTATTGAAGAAATGAGAGCTGAGCTTAATGAAGTTAATCTTTTGAATGCAAAACTTCTTTATGTTAATAAAATCTTCAAATCAAAATCTCTTACAGAATCACAAAAAGTAAAAGTATTAAACGCTTTTGACAGAGCAACAAATGTTAAAGAAGTTAAAAATGTATATGCTACAATTAACGAATCAGTAACAGCTGCTCCTAAAACGCAAATAAAAGAATCTTACGGTTTTGCATCTAAGCCAACTGGATACTCTCAAAAAACAAACACAGTAGAGTCTGATCCATTTATCGCAAGAATGCAAAAACTAGCAGGACTTTAATCTAAACAAAATTATAAAAACTAAAAACAAAAAACAAACAAAATGAATCTAGTAAATTCCCTTTTACAAGAATCTGCTCAGAACGCGTATACGTCGACTCTGACAGTTGCTCAACGCCTAGTTAAAAAATGGGGCAAATCAGGTCTTTTGAAGAACTTGAACGAGCATGATGCAAGAAACATGGCAATGATTCTTGAAAACCAATCTAAGCAATTAGTAACTGAATCTTCAGCTTCTACAGGCGGTGTTAGCAATGGCGCAACCTTTACTGCTGGTAACGGTGAACAATGGGCTGGTGTAGCTTTACCATTGGTTCGTAAGATCTTTGGTCAATTGGCTTCTAAAGAATTCGTAAGTGTTCAACCAATGAACTTACCTGCTGGTCTAGTATTCTATCTAGATTTCCAATATGGTACTACAAACCCTGAAGGTTTTACTGCAGGTCAATCATTGTACGGAACTAAAAATGCAGGTAATTTCGGTAATGAAGCTGTTGGTGGTCTTTATGGCGCTGGTAAATTTGGTTACTCTTTGAACGTATTTAGTGGATCAGGTACAGGTACTGTTACTTCTGCATCTTTGTTAAATCTTGAGTTTGATACTACTTACTCTGCATCAATTGCTGCTCAACAAATCAAAGCAATTGCTATACCAACATCATCAATACCTAATTTTAATCCACTAGGAGTTAGAGCTTTCTCTATTACATCTGGATCTAGTGTAGGAACTCAAAATACTATCGCTCAAGCTACAACTTTAAGCGGCGGTAATATTGTATTCTTTGTATCTGGTTCAACTGCTGCTATTCCTGATGGTAAAACGTATGAAATCAACTATAATAAAGCAACTGATTTCAACAAAATGGGCGATTTTGAAGATCGTACTGCTACTCAAGGCGTATCTGTACCGAATGCTTACTCGCCATCTTCAATCTCTATCCCAGAGGTTAATGTACAAATGGTAAGTCAAACAATTTCTGCTAAAACACGTAAGTTGAAAGCACAATGGACTCCAGAATTTGCACAAGATCTTAACGCTTACCATTCTTTGGATGCTGAAGCTGAATTGACTGGTATTCTTTCTGAGTACATCACTCTTGAAATTGATCTTGAAGTATTGGATATGTTAATTCAATCAGCTCCAACAAGAGATTTCTGGTCTGCTAAAGTAGGTGAGCAAATCAATAGCACTGGTACTGCATTTACTTCTAACACTTCTGGTGTTTATTACACTCAAATGAGCTGGTTCCAAACTATTGGTATTAAGCTTCAAAAATTATCTAACGTTATTCACCAGAAAACAATGCGTGGTGGTGCTAACTTTATGGTAGTTTCTCCAGCTGTTGCAACAATTCTTGAATCAATCCCAGGATTTGCAGCTGATACTGACGGTGCAGCAGATACAATGAAATATGCATTTGGTGTTCAAAAAATTGGTGCTTTAAATAGCCGTTACAAAGTTTATAAGAATCCTTATATGACTGAGAACGTTATCTTGATGGGTTTCCGTGGTAATCAATTCTTGGAGTCTGGTGCTGTATATGCTCCTTACGTTCCATTGATCATGACTCCTCTAGTGTACGATCCAAATACATTTACACCAAGAAAAGGTATCATGACTCGTTACGCGATGACTATGGTTCGTCCAGAATTCTACGCTAACTTGTTTATATCTGATTTGCAAATCGTGTAAATGATTAAGTAAACAAATAAAAGAAAAGCCCGCTTCTGCGGGCTTTTTTATTTTACGTATAATGGTTGATATTTATACAAAATAAAGAGCGAGCTCTTTTATTAGTTTACAAAAATAAATAGATATGCAAAGACCAAATAGGGAACGCAAAGGTGAAATTAAGGCAATTAATAAACTTCAATTAAATGAAGAACAAAAAGAAGCAAAACGGTTAATAATAGAAAATCAAATTGTTATTATAACAGGTAGAGCTGGTTCTGGTAAATCTTTAGTTGGAGCGCAAGCTGGGTTAGAGTTTTTATT